GAGAATATTAGAGCTATCACTGAAAGGGAAGATAACGCTATTATTGTTGCGAGTTTAGGAACCTTTTCTACTGGAATTAACATTAAGAAATTACATAATATTATATTTGCTTCGCCCTCTAAGAGTCAGATTCGTGTATTACAATCGATTGGAAGAGGGCTTCGTAAGAGTGGGGATGGTATAAATACTATTATATATGATATCGCAGATGATTTACATTGGAAGACTCAAAAGAACTATACATTAAATCATGCTGGAGAACGTATATCTATATACAGTAAAGAAAAATTTGAATATAATATTAACGAGATAAAGATATGACACAACCATTCGATGCATTAAATATTAGACAAATTAAGTTGATCAATGGCGAAGAAATATTAGCATTAGTCACTAAAGTTGATCAACAAAAATGGACAATTGAAAGGCCTGTTACTATTAGATCTAACATGTTAGGTGGATATCAATTACAACCTTGGTTTCCATTCTCTCAGAAAAAGCTTTTTACTATAATGGGTTCTGATATATTAGCACATGTCGAAATCGATTTAGATGTAAAAGAAACTTATGTGAAGGCGGTCACTGCCACTCCTCCACGTAACAGTCCTCCGGAATTTAAGACTGAAGAACAATTGCAGGCAGAATATGATGAATTAATAGATGAAGTATATAATGAAGAACAATCTAGTAAGAAAACTATCCATTAAACTAGGGTATACCTCTGCCTCTCAGAAGACCTCTTATATTATACCATATATTGGAGCATTTGTACATGCTTTTTTTCACTTTTTTTCATTTAAATTAACTATGTACAAAACATAAAAAGTGTGGTATAATATACCCTAATAAGCTAAAAATGGAGATTTATTATGGCTGACCCAAAGAAAAAGGCTCACTATATAAACAATAAAGAATTCTCTTATGCAGTAGTAGAATATGTTAAAACAGCAAATGACGCTAAAGCAAAAGATGAACCAGTACCAGTTGTAACAGATTATGTTGCGCAATGCTTTCTTAAAATATCAGAAGGTTTATCACATAGACCAAACTTTGTAAGATATACTTATAGAGAAGAAATGGTAATGGATGCTGTAGAAAATTGTTTAAGAGCGATTAATAATTATAATATAGAAACTGCAACAAGGACTGGAAAGCCCAATGCATTTTCGTATTTTACTCAGATATGTTATTTTGCGTTTATTCGTAGAATTGCTAAAGAGAAAAAACAGCAAGATATTAAATTTAAATTCATTGAAAAAATGGGTATAGAAGATTTCGTAGCTATGGGTATGGACGGAGATGGTGCAGAACAAACTATGAATTATGTCGACACATTAAGACAAAGAATATCTAAAGTTAGAGATACAGATAGCGCACTTAAAGAATTTGCAAAAGAGGAAAAAAAGAAACTCCAAAAACTTGAGTTATTCATGGTATGAAAGTAGCTATATTGAATGACACTCATTGTGGTGTCAGGAATTCCTCAGATATATTCCTTAATTATCAAGAAAGATTTTATAATGAAGTATTCTTTCCATATCTGAAAGAGCATAATATTAAAAACATTTTGCACTTAGGAGATTATTATGAACACCGAAAATTCGTCAATTTTAAAGCTCTTAATCAAAATCGCAAACATTTTCTTGAGCCTCTTAGGGATATGGGCATTAGTATGGATATCATTCCTGGTAATCATGATGTTTACTTTAAAAACACTAATGAGTTGTGCAGCCTCAAAGAGTTGCTCGGATATTTTACTTCTAACGTTAATATCGTAATGAAACCTACTGTCATGGACTATGACGGTTGTAAAGTAGCATTAGTACCATGGATTAATAACGCCAACTATACAGAATATACAGAATTTCTTAAAACATGTAAAGCAGATATTGTAGGAGCACATTTAGAATTAAAGGGATTCGATATGATGCCAGGAATGCCAAATCCCCATGGAATGAGCGATGATATATTTCAAAGATTTGAAATGGTATTATCTGGACATTTTCATACAAGATCAAATCGAGGACCAGTACATTATTTAGGATCTCAATTTGAAATGACGTGGGCAGATGTAGATGATCCTAAATATTTTCATATATTAGATACAGAAACAAGAGAATTAACTAAGGTTAGAAATCCTATTACAATATTTAAGAAATTTGTGTATGATGATTCTAAGATAGATTACAATACTATTGATGTAGAACAATTCAAACACAAATTTGTTAAGTTTATTGTATTAAATAAGAAAGATCTTTATATGTTTGATAAGTTTGTTGATAAATTACAAACAGTAGAAACATATGAATTAAAGATAGCAGAAAACTTTGAGGAGTTTTTAGGCGATAGTGTAGATGATGAAAAGGTAGATTCAATGGAAGATACAACCGAATTGTTAGATACATATGTTGAAGCGGTCGATACTGATTTAGATAAAGACCATATAAAATTGAAACTACGTGAGTTATATACTGAAGCTCAAAATTTAGAGATCATATGATAGAATTTAAATCGTGTAAGTGGAAGAATTTTCTATCCACTGGAAAAGAATTTACTGAAATACAATTAGATAGAGCACCAACAACATTAATAGTGGGTGCAAATGGCGCAGGCAAATCAACTTTATTAGATGCAATATCTTTTGGTTTGTTTGGAAAACCTCATCGTGATATTAAGAAAGATCAAATGATCAATAGTATTAATAAGAAAGGCACTGTTGTAGAAGTCGAGTTTGTTGTAGGTGGCCAAGAGTTTAGAGTATACAGAGGTATTAAACCAAACAAATTCGAAATATATCAAAATGGACATCAAATAAATCAAGCATCAAATGCGAGAGATCATCAAAAGTATTTAGAACAAAATATTTTAAAACTAAATCACAAATCATTTCATCAAGTGGTTGTATTAGGATCTTCATCCTTTATTCCGTTTATGCAATTACCTGCGTGGACAAGAAGAGAAGTCATTGAAGATTTGCTAGATATTAATATATTTTCGAAGATGAAAGGATTATTAAGAGAACGTAATACTAAAATTAAAGAAGAAATTACAGATGTCACACATCATTTAGATATTCTTAAAACAAAGACCGATGCTCAAAACAAATATATAAAAGATCTTCAATCGATTAATAAAGATATGATTAATCAAAAAACAAAAGCAGCAGAGGATCATACAAAAGACATTGGATTATTGTTTGAAAATTCTCGAGAATTAGGAAAGAATTTAGCAACTGAAATGAAAACAGCACAATCATTATCAGAACAACAAAGTGATTCAATTAGTCAATTACAAGCTAAAAATTATTCATATAATGAATCAATCAAATCATTAGTCAAAGAAGCTAGATTTTATGAAGATAATGATCATTGTCCAACATGTGATCAAGCAATTGAACAAGACAAAAAAACAGAAAAGCTTACAATTATTCAAGGTAATGCCAAAGACGTTCAAATGGATATGGATATCTTAAAGAAAGAATTAGATTCTGCTAATCATGATTTAGCTACATATAAAAAACAAATATCAGATTTACAAGAAAGACAAACCAAAATCAATTCAAATAATGATGCTGCATCTCTTTTACAAAAAGAAGTAGATAAGATACAAAAAGAAATAGCAGCATTAAATTCACAATCTGGTGATGTTAAAACGGCTAAGAAAGAGTTAGAGAAATTACGTAAAGATAAAGACAAATCAACAGAAAGAAAATTAGAGTTCGTTGAAGAAAGAACATATAACGAAGTAATTGGTGAAATGCTTAAAGATACAGGTATTAAAACAAAGGTCATTAAACAATATCTACCAGTTATGAATAGGTTAATTAACAATTATTTACAAGTTTTAGATTTCTTTGTTGCATTTCATTTAGATGAAAACTTCACTGAAACTATTAGATCACGACATCGTGATACCTTTAATTATGCATCATTTTCTGAAGGGGAGAAGCAACGTATAGACTTAGCTTTGCTCTTTACATGGCGCCAGATCGCTAAAATGAAAAACAGTGCAAGTAGCAATTTATTGATCCTTGATGAGACTTTTGACTCAAGTTTAGACGTAGATGGCATAGATAATCTAACAAAAATACTAAATACGCTCGAGGAGGGCACAAATGTGTTCATTATATCACATAAAGGTGATATTTTAGAGAATAAATTCAGATCCAAGATAGAATTTTATAAAGATAGGAACTTTTCAAAGATTAGATAAGTAAAACAGCGCGGGTGTGAATTGTGGTTAGTATATACCTTAGTAACATATTTTAAACGCACACCCGCTCACAGAAGAATTCAAGCAGGCCAACATTCTTCAAAAAAGCTACTGTAGCTCAGTTGGCAGAGCAGCTGATTTGTAATCAGCAGGTCGTCAGTTCGAATCTGACCAGTAGCTCCAGTTCCGCGCTTGTAGCTCAGCTGGATAGAGCATCGGCCTTCTAAGCCGAATGTCAGAGGTTCGAATCCTCTCAGGCGCGCCATATAAACAAAAGGAAAGGTAAAATGAAAATGACGTATGTAGGATATAAATTATCAATGAGTCCATATGGTATTCAGTTCTCTGATGATGAAGATAAAATCACAATGGAGAAATTAGAAGAAAACCATATGTTTGAACAAGGAGATAAATTTATACTATATGAAGATACAGACGGCAAAGTTTGTTTAAAAAAAGTGAAATAAATGTGACTTTTTTTAGGGGGGCCCTATGTACATTCCCGGTCCATATGGTATAATATACCCATTAAATAAATAAACCAAAGTAAGGAGTGGTTATGCAAAACAAAGCAATAGGTAAATTACTCGCAAAAGAGAACATTACCATTCAACACGGAAATTATCATACAGCATGGTTCGATATTAAAAATCGTACTTTGGGACTTCCCTCGTGGGCAGATAATGGTAAAGACGTTTATGATCTATTAATTGGTCATGAAGTTGGACATGCTTTGTATACACCATTTGAAGGTTGGCATGATTCTCCTGAAAAACTAGAAGGATGTCCTCGATCATATATCAATGTTATTGAAGATGCACGTATTGAAAAATTAATACGTAGAGAATATCCAGGTTTAGTTGGTCCTTTTTTAAGAGGTTATAAGAAACTGTCTGATGACGAATTCTTTGGAGATTTAGAAAATCTAGACTTCGATGATGTTAAACTTATTGATAAAATCAATCTTAAGTCAAAATTAGGTAGAGCAATTGATGTTCCATTTAATTCAGAAGAAAAAGCTTTATTTGATAGAGCTATGCAAAATGAAACCTTCGAAGATGTTATTGCATTAGTTAGAGATGTTCTTGCATATACTAAAGAAAATCAAGAAGAGTTAATGCAACAACCAGAAGCTGAAGATCAAGAAGAAATGATTTCTGATGATTCTAATGATTATCAACCTCCACAAGGACATGATGATATGGATTCTGAGGATTCAGGAGAAACTGAATCAGAGAATGCACCATCTACAAAAAACGAAGAAGAAAGTGAAGGAGAAAGTTCAAGCTCCACGGATGAGATTGAAAGCTCAAGCCAAGAAGATGTCGAATCTCCAACACTTTCTGATTCTCCTCAACATAATCGTGATGAAGATTATTCGGTTACTGATGAAATATTTAGAGATAAAGAAAGTGGTTTAGTCGAAAGAGATAATAGCGGTTTGCAAACCTTATACTCAAATGGTATTTCAAAAGACATTGTTGATGTGTGTGTAATTGATCATAAAACTTTAGCAGAAGATAGACTTATACAAGCTAAAAGTAGTAATACATTAGAAAGGTGTAAAGACAAATTTAATGTCTATATGAAAGATACACGTAAAAATGTTAATTTTGCTGTTAAAGAATTTGAAATGAGAAAAGCAGCACATCAGTGGCAAAGAGCTACTACTGCAAAAAGTGGTTCTTTAGACGTTAACAAAGTACATTCATATAAGTATAACGAAGATATTTTTGCAAGAGTAACTTCTCTCGCGAATTCTAAAAATCATGGTATGATGATGATAGTTGATTATAGTGGATCAATGTCAGAGTCTATGCCTCAAGTATTAGATCAATTAATGCATTTAGTATCTTTTTGTAAAGCAGTTAATATACCTTTTGAAGTATATGCGTTTACAACTGGAAATAGAAGGTTAATCGAAAAAGACAGATATTCTTCACATGAAACAAATGGTGATGATCCTCGTAATGTTGCAATTGATGCACATAATGCAATGGTCAATAAAAATAGAAAATTATTTAAAGATGCATCATTAGATGTAGATGATCTTTCAATGCCTTTGTTAGTATCTTCAGATCTGAAAAAAGCAGAATATATGACAGCAATGCACAATTTATTTGCAAAAATGGATAGTGATTATTGGTACAATGATTTTCAAAGCAAATTTGAAGATTGGGGATCTACTCCACTAAATCATGCATTAATAGTTTCACATACTCTTGTTAAAAGATTTAAGCTTAAGCATGGTATTGAAAAAATGAATTTTGTGTGTTTAAGTGATGGTGATACAAATAGACTGAATGTGTATCAAGACAGAAAACTTCAAGACTATAAAGATGTTAATGTGTCTTATGGAATGAATGGTTTAAATATTAAAGTTGAAGGCAAAAGCGTAAAACTCGATAATGTTGGAAAAACTGGTACTAAAAATCTACTAGAAAATCTTAGAAAAAGATACAATACTAATAACTTAGGATTTTTTATGGCAGACGATAATAGACATTTTTACAATAGAGTTCATGCAGCAATAGAAGACAATAGAAAATCTAACGATTATATTGATTACTATTCAGAAGAATGGAATGATCTAAAGAAATCAGCTAATACAGAATATCGTCATAATAAGTGTGTTGTCAAAGAAAATACATTAGGTTATAACGAGTTTTATATCATTAAAGGTGGTAAGAAATTGACTGCTCAAGGTGATGAAGCTATGAATGACATAACTTCAGATAATACTACAGCTCAAGTTAGAAATGCATTTAAAAAACAAGCTAAATCTAAGAAGAAAAATAAAGTATTATTAACAAGATTTGGAAAGGCAGTAGCTTAAAAAAAGTGAAAAAAAGTGAAAAAAAGCATGTACATTTACTATTGTATGTGGTATAATATCCCTATATTAAAAAATAAAACACAGTAAGGAGTGTATATATTATGAAAAAAAGTGAATTAACACTAAAACCATCTACTACAAAAATAGTTGAAGAACTAGTAAGTAGATTTCCTGATACGAGCGAATTTCGTACAGCAACTATAATCGACACAGCGAAAGCTTTAGGTTATAGATATGGAGATTGGAAAGATCTAATCTCTGAACAATATAGAATTAGACGTGGTACGTTTGATCTTTCATCGATGGTTGTTCCATTACATGAATCAAATGTTACTACTCTTCCTACACCAGTAGCAGCAGCTCAAATGCAATCAATTGTAAATTCTGAAAAATCATATGCTGAAGTTGATCCTTCATATGTAGCATGGGGAGCACATACAGATATCGTTAAAATTATCAAATCTGGAATGTTCTATCCAACATACATAAGTGGATTATCTGGAAATGGTAAAACATTTATGATTGAACAAGCATGTGCTAAACTAAAAAGAGAATTTATTAGAGTTCAAATTAATCCTGAAACTGATGAAGACGATTTAATCGGTGGATTTAGATTGATTAATGGAGAAACAGTTTTTGCAAAAGGTCCAGTGCTTAAAGCAATGGAAAATGGTGCAATACTTCTTCTTGACGAAATCGATAGAGCAACAAATAAGATTATGTGTCTTCAAGGTATTCTCGAAGGAAAACCTGTTCTTGTTAAGAAAACTGGAGAGATTGTTAAACCTTCTCAAGGTTTTAATGTAATAGCAACTGCAAATACAAAAGGTAAAGGTTCAGAAGATGGAAGATTTACTGCAGCAACTATTATAGATGATGCTTTCTTAGAAAGATTTACTATCTCAGTTGATCAGCAATTTCCTTCTCAAGCGATTGAGAAAAAGATTGTTCATAATCATTTTAGTAAATTTGGTGTTGATCTTAATGACGATGTTATAGATTTCACAGAAAATCTAGTAGCATGGGCAGATATTATTAGAAAAACATTTTATGATGATGGTGTAGATGAAGTTATTTCAACAAGAAGGCTTTGTCACATTGTACAAACATACTCTATCTTTGATGATAGAATGAAAGCAATCGATTTGTGCATCGCAAGATTTGATGATGATACAAAAGAAGCTTTCTTAGATCTTTACACTAAAGTCGATTCAGGAGTTTCATTCGACACTCCTGAAGATGACGGAACTGTAAATGAAGATGGAGATTCATATGCATAAAAAGATAGAATACAAATTTAATGAAGGTGAGCTCTGCAAAGAGCTCGCAAATTATATAGATAGTACGTATACAGCGCACTATTCTAAAAACAAATTTCAAGCAACAGAGTTTATTATTGACGGTGGTCATGGTGAAGGCTTTTGTTTAGGAAACATATTGAAGTATGCACAACGATATGGTAAAAAGGATGGTTATAATAGGAAAGATCTAATGAAGGTTTTACACTATGCGATCATAGCATTGAACGTTCATGACAATGAACATAACAAATAGGATTATATTATGAATATATCAAACGACACTTTAAAGGTGTTAAAAAACTTTGCAACGATTAATCCAAATATCGTATGCAAACCTGGTCAGAAACTTTCGACCATTTCAGACGCAAAGAATATTCTTGCATCTGCAGATATTCAAGAAGATTTTCCGCAAGAATTTGGAATATATGACTTAAATGAATTCCTATCTGTGGTTAATTTGATTGATGACTCAACTCTTTCTTTTGATGATAAGTTTGTCACAGTACATGGAGCAAGTAAACAAAAAGTAAATTATTACTTCTCTTCACCTGAGATATTAACTTCTCCTGAAAAAGACTTAAATATGCCAGATGCAGAATTTGGTATTTCTTTGTCTATGGACACATTAGCTAGTATTAGAAAAGCAGCTACAGTTCTTGGACACAATGAGCTCGTTATTGAAGGTCATGATGGAGATATATGTGCAAAAGTTATAGATAGTAAAGACGCTACAGCTAATGCATACGAAATCGAATTAGATAATAATAACGATTGTAAAAACAAGTTTAGTTTCGTAGTTAATATTGCGAATTTAAAACTGCTAGAAGGTGATTACTTCTTGACAATATCATCAAAATTGATATCGTCTTGGCAGAATGCTGATTTCCCGATAAATTATTTTATCGCATTAGAGAAATCATCTGAATTTCATGTATAAATATACATGTATAAGGAATTCTCATTAATCATGAGGATATGGTGGAAGATGCCGATTTAACGGGTCTTCTGAATATAGTCTACTTTGCAAAGGAGAAATAAAATGACTGATCAAGTAGAAAATCAAGCAGCAGAGCCTGTACAACTCTCGCTTCAAGATATCGCAACAATGGTACAGATAATTGATGTCTGTTCTAAAAGAGGCGGTTTTGAAGGTCCAGAAATGGAAGCAGTTGGTGGTTTAAGAAACCGAGTAGTCGCTTTCTTAAATGCTAACGCTCCTAAAGATGGAGACCAACCTGAAGGTGTAATGCCAGCAGAAGAAGTCGAGACTGTAGAAGCCGAAGAAGCTTAACTCGATTAGCTTAATGTGGGGGTAGCTCCCCCGCGCACTTATTTATTATATTATGGAAACATTATGGACCGCAACGAAAAAGCAAAACTAATTGAAGCCCTCAAGAGAGGCACTGTCACTGTCACATTTGAAAAAATAAATGATGGTGGTATAAGAGTAATGCCATGTACTCTAAATCCAATCGTATTGGAAGCTCATGGCCAAAATTTAAAAATCAATAACATCGATCCATCAACAACACACATTGCAGCATTTGCATTGGATAAAGAAGCATGGCGCTCTTTTATATGTGATACAGTTGTTAGTTGGGAGGTACTCTAGTGAATGAGTTCCTATGGTGTGAAAAGTATAGACCGAAGCTAATAGCTGATTGTATATTACCAGAGAATATTAAGACAACATTCGAAGATATTGTTAAAGGCGGTGAATTGCACAATATGCTTCTAACTGGTTCTCCCGGTTTAGGTAAAACAACAGTAGCGAAAGCACTTTGTAATGAATTAGCTTTGGACTACCTTTTGGTGAATGGTTCTGAAGAAAGTGGTATTGATACACTTAGAACCAAAATCAAGCAGTTCGCTTCGTCGGTATCCTTACAGGGTGGGTACAAAGTAGTCATCCTCGACGAAGCGGACTATCTTAATCCTCAATCTACACAACCAGCACTTCGTGGATTCATCGAAGAATTTAGTGCTAATTGTAGATTTATTTTGACATGTAATTTTAAAAATCGTATTATTGAACCATTACACTCAAGATGCACAACAGTAGAATTCAATTTATCTAAAAAGAATAGCGGTGTTTTATGTCAGCAATTTTTACAAAGATGTGGTCATATTCTCGAAGAAGAAAATATAACATATGACGAATCTGTTGTAGCTGAACTCATTATGAAACATATGCCGGATTGGCGTAAAGTTATTAATGAATTACAAAGATATTCTACAAGCGGTAGAATCGATAGTGGTGTATTAGTACAAATTAATGATATAGCAATATATGATTTAATGGAACATCTCAAACTTAAAAACTTTAAATTAATGCGACAATGGGTATCAGATAATATCGATAGTGATCCAGTTGCATTATATAGAAAAATATATGATAATATGGGAGAACATGTCGAAGCACAAAGTATACCACAAGTTGTACTTATTCTTGCAGATTATCAATATAAAAACGCATTCGTAGCAGATCATGAATTAAATACGGTTGCGTGTTTAACAGAAATCATGTCATCGGTAAAATTCAAATGAAATACGATATAGTAAAAGTCCACTTCGAAGGAGAAAAAAAGAAATACAGAGTTCAGGGTTTTGATGAAACCAATGTTGTTCGTCATGAACGTTTGTTTGATACAATGTTTGAAGCACAAGAATATAGGCTAAAAAAAGAGAATGAGTCTAATGAATCCATTTGAATATAGTAAAGCAATTAATCTGACCAAAAAAGATATTATGGTTGATGATCTTGCTGAGAAGGAATACAATTCTTTCTTAGTAAATCGCTCGTTGTCTTTCTTCCCCGATACCATTTTGTATGCTAATGAAATGAATATAAACCATCATATAGATGCGCGTCTTCAATTCGATTTTTTTATAAATATAATTAAGAAACGAAAAAGATTCTCTAAGTGGACTAAAGCCACCGAGATAGAGAATTTAGAAGTCATTAAAGAATATTATGGTTATAGCGATGACAAAGCTAAATCTGTACTTAATTTATTCAGTAATGAAGAATTACTAACATTGAAAAATAGGATTTACAAAGGTGGAAGAACAAAATAACGCAATACATCAGTGGGCTCCAAGCAAAATGCTTGAAGTTACACTCAACGAACCTGACGATTTTTTAAAGGTCAGAGAAACACTTACTCGTATCGGAGTAGCTTCACGAAAAGAAAATAAACTATTTCAATCTTGTCATATTTTACATAAACAAGGTAGATATTTTATTGTTCATTTTAAAGAATTATTTCTATTAGATGGGAAACCTTCTAATTTGATAGAAAACGATATAGAAAGAAGAAACACAATAGCGACATTGTTAGCGGATTGGGGACTTATTACAATGATAGATCCTAATCAGGCAAAAAACATAGCTCCATTAAGACAAATCAAAGTGATTCCGTTTAAAGATAAGAGTTTATGGGAACTGTGTCCTAAGTATAATATAGGAAATAGTAAAGATTAAACAATATAGGTTTTAATTACCTTATTAAGTCTTCCTGATTTCATAAATTTGTGTATCTTGTTAAATATTTTTGTTAGTTTTTTATTCATATATAGTAATATTTATATAAAAAAACTAAACATTTATATAACTAAAGCATAAAGTTGTATAAATATAACCGGTTGTCCAATTATGGAGACCATATTACTAATCTTGCTTTAAATAGGAGAAAAAATTATGACAAGAAATAATATAAAAATGCATGTACCTCGTTCACTTTTTGTAGGATTCGAACATTTGTTTGATGACTTAGAACGTATTCACGGCTCCGCTAGATCCGGAGATAATTATCCCCCTCATAATATAGTTAAAATAGACGACGAAAAGTTTTTAATAGAACTTGCAGTTGCAGGTTTTGCTGAAGAGGATATAAACATAGAAGTTAAAGAAGGCATCTTAGCAATAAGTGGTGAAACTTCTGAAGCGGATAGAGCTTATGTGCATAAAGGGATCTCGTCACGCAAATTTGAGAAAAGCTTCCGCATCTCAGAATTTGTGGTAGTAGATGGGGCTAATCTAGTGGATGGAATACTCGTTATTGATTTAAGAGTAGAACTTCCAGAAGAGAAGCGACCTAGGAAGATCAACATAGGATCTACTGGGAAATCAACGAAGAAAGAATTTATTCAAGAATAAATTTTCAATTAGCGAAAGTAACAGTAGATGGTAATAAAACTATTTACTGGAGTTAATTATGGGCTACATACGTAAGCACAAAGATGGCATCAGATCCGCAGTTGAGTTCATTGGCATACTAATCTTTACAATAGGATT